GGCGAGTAAAGCGAGACGGAAAATGGACATGGCGTCCAGCGGATGTCATTTTTGAATCTGATGATGGATGGATTCAAGTTGATAACTTGGAGGAAGAAGAATGATACTTATGTATTGTAAGATTTGCAAGGATGACGTTATTACGTTAGATTGCATGAAAAATACAGAGATATGCGGAGCGTGTTATATCGATGGAAAACACGAAGTGTAACACATGCAGCTCTTTGCTGGAAATCTATGGATCATGTGAAAGTGTAGCCCCTTGGCTATGCACGTGCGAAGAGATATCTGCAGCACAATCTTCTCTACAACAGACTAAGTTGTATATAGAGAAGCCAAAAAAGACGATTCGGATTCTTGTTCCGAAGATGTCAGAACGTCAACGGCGAGAAGCGAAAGCGGCGATGTTGATCGTAAAACCGAACAACCGACAGGAACGATTTTAAATCGTCACCTTCGGTGGAAGGGCGAAGAAGATAGGAATCCGTGTGCCTGCATACCGGTGACTAGCCTTCGTAGGGAGGTCGAATGTAGTTCTTGACCGCTGGCGCTACGGGGGGAATTAATAATAACCCCCGGTATTACCCTTGACGCATGGCAAAGAGAAAGTACTCTATGGCTAAGGCAAGAAAAGTGCAACCTGCACCTTTGAAAATTAACTACACGATCCCTGCGGGAACAAATACAAGTTATGTGGATTTGGCTCGTGATATTTCTCGATTGTCTCGACGTTTTGTCAGACAAGGAAAATTGTTTGCTATTGGAAACATTCGAGTAACTACAGGAACAGCAAGTGCTGTAGCTGGGACTGGAGTATATATTTCTGCAATGCAGAATACATGGGTGACAAGTAATGCTTGGCACAAGTCTTTTGCACTTTGGCAAAAGCAGACTATGGATGCTATTGAAGCAGGCGAAGCCCAAAGTTCAGTTGCTAGATTTAGGGATTTCAAAATCTATCTGGACGAAGGCCATCGAACAGCAGGTAATCTTGATCCAGTGAATATGGGTCCGTTCCTGGCGGGACCATTTCCTACTGCTGTTGTGACTGCACCTAGTCCACTTCCTTCAGAGGAGTGGGACTATTCTCAAATCGTTATCCCAAACGATGGTGCTCCTGGAGTGACAACTGAATATTATCTACATATGCATGGAGATAACATTGCTGCAAGTAAGTCCTTGGTAAAAGGATATGAAGATTCACGAGCATTCCCACAAAGTCCGGATCCGATTGCTCCTCAAGCAAGCGCATCCTGGATGCTGGAAATGTTTGACGTGGGTAATGATAGCGATGATGTTGTTGATAATGCTCAATATCAAAACAACGAGTTGCCTTATGACCAGGATAATTATCCTGGCGGGGATACAAATTACAAATTTCCCGAAAATAAGGCATGGTGCGTTAACCGAAGTACTGTCGGTGTGAGCACGTTTAATCTCGGCGGAATGGTCGCACCTTGCGGCCTATTACGAATTGACCAATTATATTCAGAAGGCAGTGAAACGCCTTTAATTGTTGAAATTGAACTTGTTCCCGGTCTAGACCGTGGATACCACTTGGCAAATATGCAGGATATGTGAAATTTATGACACCTACTCCTGAAATTGAAACGGTCCAGGCATCAACAGCTGCAGCACGAATTTTGTGCGCTGTTAAAGAAAACCGAATCGAATTGATCGGTGTGATGATTCTTGCCCATCTTTTGGGCATTAGCGATAAACTCATTGCAAATGTTAGCGGAGTGTGCTTCTGATGGCTTACAAATATGGAAAGACATTCAAGAAGGACGGAAAATTGGTTCGATATCGTTATACTGACGGTAAAATATCGACCAAGAAACTTGTTGCTGTCAACAAGAAAAAGAAAAACACTCGTCGACGGAAGTGACGTTAGTGTGTCCTAAATGTTCTTCGAACAGAATTGATTCTGTCATCATTGATGATGCGGATCCAAAGCAACCAATTATTCATTGCAGTTGCGAGTCATGCGGAACGGAGTGGGTCGAATGACAAAGATACTTGTTGTCGGAGGCAAATTGATTGATTTGTACGCAGACTATGACTACGCTGTTGGCGTAGGTTCTGGCCTTGCCGGTGATAAGCGGAGAGAATATCGCCAGATTGCTAAATTTGCTAGAGCAACAGAAAAGGTCGTACGAAAAAGACCAGACATGGGCAAGTACGAACGTGTTGGACATAATGTTGGAACAGGAGTCGGTATTGCATATGCAATCGCCACTGCACCTGTGACTTTGTTGGACTCACCATTACCGGGACCTGCGGATGTCGCATGGGCATATTCGGTGATGGAGTTTACTGATCAGGCACAAAGTGCTGGAAGATATATCGGGAAACAGTTTGATTGATATAGTAATGTATACACCGTGTATACATGGCGAAGTTATATTGGCGAGTAAAGCGAGACGGAAAATGGACATGGCGTCCAGCGGATGTCATTTTTGAATCTGATGATGGATGGATTCAAGTTGATAACTTGGAGGAAGAAG